GAAGCCGGGCGCGCGGCGCGAAGCTCCCAGTTCAGTCCTGAAGGCGCGCCATCCCCTTCCGGGGGGGCTGGCGGGCTATTCGAGAGCGGTGTGATTCAATACCCCGCGACACTCGGTGGCGGCGGATCCGGCGGGGTCTCCGGTGCGGCCACCGGCGGCGCCGGTGGCCCAGGCCGCACCATCGTGACTGAGTATTATTCATAACCACTTTGTTAGGAGGGCCGTTCGCATGTCTGCAGTCATGCCTGCGCCGCGCAAGGATTTCTTTGTTCACAGCGGCGCGCCGGACCCGATCGTCTTCAGGCGCCGTGTGGGCGGGGCCGCCGGTGCGCTGCTGTCCTTCGATTCAACACTCAGGTTCCAGTACGTCACGCCTTCGAGCGCAATTGTTCTGAGTGTCGGCAACGGCATCACCCTTGCTGCGGATGAGGCCGTGGCCAATGCGCGCGCCATTGTGCAGATGACGGTGGCTCAAAGCAGGGCCATCCCAGCTGGGACCGTCACACGCTACGAGGTGCAGCGCGTCACCGCTGGCCGCGAGGAAGTAATCCTTATGGGCAGGCTTATTGGTTATGGCGGAGACAACCCCGATGGCTGAGGCGGCGCAGATTGAGATCATCACCACCAGCGAAAACATTATTGAGCTGCTGGTGCCCGGCCCTGAAGGGGCGGTGGCCAATGTGCCGGCGGCGATTGCCTATGTGCTGGACGGCGGCGGCCTGGCGCTGACTCCGGGGCTGAAGGGATCGGTCATCCTGCCCTTCGCCTGCACTATTCAGTCATGGACGCTGGTTGCTGGTAACTCCGGCTCGATCACTATCGATATCTGGAAGTCGAGCTTCGCGGGGTATCCGCCGGGCGCCGCCAACTCGATCTGCGGCGGGGTGAAACCGCAGATCGTGAGCGGGCAGAAAGCTTCATCCTCGTCTCTGGGCGCATGGGCCACGGCGCTGGCCGATGGCGATGTGCTGTCATTCAGCGTGGACGCGGCGAGCGGCGTGACGCTGGCCTCGCTCTCGCTCAAAGTCATCCGCAACTAGAAAGGAACAGGCCATGGCGCCCTTCGTCAAATATGAGTCCGGCATCCAGCAGTTCTTCAACAGGATCGCCGATGGTTTCGGCAACCAGGACGTCTGGCGCGCCGCCATCCACACCGATGCGCCCGCGCCCGCCACCGACACGACGCTGGCGGACCTCACTCAGATTTCCGGCGCCTTCGGCTATACGACGGGCGGCGCCTCCATCAGCTTCGACTCCACCCGCACCGGCGGCACGATCACGGCCGTGGCCACCGACATCACCTGGACGGCGGCTGGCGGCAACCTCGGCAACTCGACGACGGGCCGCTATGTGAGCATCTATGACGACACGCCCACATCGCCTGCGGACCCGCTGCTGAACTTCTATGACTACGGATCGACCTTCGTGGTGGCCGATACGGAAACCTTGATGCTGGACTTCGGCGCCAGCTTCTGGACCGCCGCCTGATGGAGGCCGCGCGCGTCAACCGCCCGCTGTCTCTGGCGGATGAGCCGATCGACAGCCTGCATGTTCTTGCCTGCCCGCGCGTTTCCTATCTGAGCGTCAAGGGGCTGGTCGAGGCCTGCGGCAAGGGCAAGTGGTTCGCCAAGTTCCAGGAGCGGCCTTTCGACTGCTGCAAGGATGCCGCCAATGCCGACATCGAGGCGTGGTGGAGCACTGAAGACGAGCAGGGCCGGGGCGCGCCCGACATCTACAAGATTCACTGCAGGGTGTGCGAAGAGCGCTTCCTGCGCGGAGAAATCCCGCCGGGCCGCACCGTGCCCGCCGGGTTCAGCCTGGTGGCCTTCTGCATCGGCGGCAGCCACCCGGATGCACGACGGTTCAGCCCCGCCGAACGGCCTGAGCTGCATGATCAACGACCTTTCTGGGAGATACGATAATGGCTGTGATGAACTTGAGTGTAACAATCGCGGATGCTGATCTGCCGCGCCTTCTGGCGGCGGCAAGGTCCGTGTTCGGCGATCAGCTGGGCGAACCGCAGGTGATCGAGGCGCTGCGCCAGCACGGCATCCAGCAGATGCGCCAGCTGGTGCATGACTATGAGCGCCGTATCGCGATCAGCCAGGCCGAGGCGCTGGTTCCGCAGATCGAGGTTTCCTGATGGGTGACAACGTCACGCTGCCGGGGGCAAGCGAAGTCATCGCCACCGATGATATTGGTACGGTGCAGTATCAGCGCATCAAGATCACCGACGGCACGCCGGACAGCACGCTGCACCTGCAGGTGGTTGCCGAAGACCAGGCGAGCGCCAATGGCGACACAGGCCTTATCGCCATGGCGGTGCGCCAGGACGTGCCCGGCACCGCCACCAACGCCAATGGCGACTATGAGCCGCTGCAGGTGAGTGGGGGACGGTTGTGGGTGTCGCCGCTGGGCTTCCCCGTGACCGTGCAGGCCGACATCACCCGCCAGGCGGATGTGGCGGCCTATGCGGTGAACGACGCGCTGTCCAACTCGACCACGGCGCCCACGCCGGTGGGCGGCTTCCAGCTGATCAACGCCGCGCGGCGCAGCGGCGGATCGCTGCTGATCACCGACGTTGTGGTGACGAGCAGCGCCAACCCGGCCACCATGCTGCAGGGCGAGGTGTTTTTTTTCAACCAGGCTGTCACGCAAATCTTGGACAATGCAGCCTTCTCGGTGTCTGACAGCGAAATCAAAACCTGCATCGGGCGCGTGGGCTTCGCGCTCGAGAACGTCGGCGGCAATGGCTTTTTCCACGCCACGAACCTCAACATCCTTGCCACGCTTGTGGGCTCGGCCGATCTCAGGTTCCTCGTGCGCGTCAGAAATGCCTACACGCCGGTGTCGGGTGAGGTGATCACCGTCACCATCAAGGCCATTCAGCTGGATTGACATGGATCACGTCCAATATGCCATCCAGCAAGGCTTGTTAAGCACCAGGCGCACGCCGCGCATTGTCGATGCCTCGCTCGATGCCGCGGCGGCGGGCCCGATCACCGTGCGCCTGCCGCACCGCAGGGAGTCGGGCCTGCTGGCGGTGAACGTCATGTTTTCCGGCACCGCCTCCGCGCCCACGCTGCTGACGGGCTTCACCAGCCTTGCTGCCGCGATCACTAATCTGGGCGGCCGCGTGGCGTTCCGGTTTCTCGACGGGACGGAGCCCGCGACCTATTCGACGAACGCGACTGGCAACCCGGCATTGGCCTCGGTCACGCTGACCATTGCCGGCTGTGTTGCGGCGCGCGCGCCGACCGCCGGAACCTTTGCCACGGTGGCCGCCGGTGCTGTCGCGGCCGATCCGCCCAGCCTCGCGGCGGTGGCGCCCTTCGGCTCTCCGCTGTGGTTGTCGTGCCTGGGCATGAGCGTGCAGCAAAATGAGACCGGTGCGCCTGCCGGCTTCTCCTCGCGCAACCGCTTCGCCGCCAGCATCGTGGGCGTGAGCACGGTGGTGGTGGCGGAGAACTTCCCGCTGGGCACGGTCGATCCGTCCGCCTGGAGCTTCGCGGCCGCGGCAGCCGCGGCGAACACGATCTGCGTGAGAGGCGCATAAGCCATGCTGCTGCTGCTGTTCCAGAACAGCGGAGCGCCAAGCTCCAGGACGCTCACCGCCGATCCCGGCTCGTACAGTGTCACGGGCACGCAAGCAGGCGTGGTGGTGGCGCGCAGGCTCATCGCCGAGCCTGCGTCCTATGCCGTGACCGGGGCCGCAGCCGGGCTGACGCTGCGGCGCATGCTTGCCGCCGCGCCGGGCTCCTATGCCCTGGCCGGGCAGGATGCCGGGCTGGTGAAGAGCGGCGTGACCGCCAAGACGCTCATCGCCGATCCCGGTTCCTATGCGCTCACCGGACAGCCCGCCGGCGTGAAGGTGGCGCGCAGGCTGGTGGCCGATCCGTCGTCCTACGGCCTCACCGGGGCCGCCGCGGGGCTCCGGCGCGCCCGCATGCTTGCCGCAGCACCCGGCTCCTACGGCCTCGCCGGGCAGGCTGCCGGGCTGGTCAAGGGCGGGGTTAGCGTTAAGACAGTCATCGCCGATCCTGGCGCCTATGCGGTGACAGGCGTTGCCGCCGGGCTGAGGCTGCAGCGCCGCATGGCGGCGGCTCCCGGCGCCTATGTTCTGACGGGGCTCGATGCCTCGCTTCTGAAACCGTCCGGAGCAATCCGGCGGCCCTATGCGCAGGGCTTCATCCTGACGTGATGCGCCTTGCGCCGATCATCAACCGTGAAGAAAGGACAGACCATGGCGAGAACCAAAAAGAAGCCCTGCCCCAGCGACGTCAAATACGCCGGTGCGCAGCTCCTCAAACTGCACCGCATGGGCGAGGCTCTGGCGGAACAGGCCATCATCACCATTGGAGCCGTCAAGGCCACGATTCCCGGCATGGTCAAGGCGGGGGCCAAGGAAATGGAGGCAGGCCAGGCGCTGGCGCTGCTGCACGAGGCGGCGCGCGCCGAAGGCCTTAGCCGCATGGCGCATCAAAGCCTGCGCGGGGTACTCGGCCGCCTTGGCTTTGAGGAGCCCACCGATCAAGACATCGTGGAGATCCTCGAGAAGCAGGCAAAGGCTTTGAGGCCCATGGGCGGCGGCGGCGGCAGGAGAGGCGGGCGTTGATCGAGATCATCCCGCTGTCGCCCTTCTCGCAATTGTGGGCGGCCGCCTTGCTCATCGTGTGCGCGCTTGCCGTCTGGCAAGACCGGAAGGCCGTTCCCCTGGTTGCCGTGATGGCCGGCAACTGGCTGGCCACCAGGGCCGTCTCCGCCTTCGATCTTGCCGGCGCGGTGCAGGCCGTGGCCGATCTCACCAGCGCCGCGCTGCTGCTGGCCATGTGGCGCGCCCGCTTCGCTGCAACCATCCCTGTCGCGGGCCTGTTCGCGCTCATGGTACTCATCTCCGGCGTTCACGATGCCGGGCTGATCGCACGGGATACAATGTGGGCATGGGCTGATGTGCTGGGCTATTGTCAGCTTCTCATCATTGCAGGAAGCGCTGTTCGAGGCGGCGGCCACCCTCGGCTGGCCATGGCTCCTCATCGGCGCGGCCGAGATCGTGCTGTCGTTGCTGCTGTGGCGCGCAGGCTTCAGGATCCGCCACCTTCCTGATTTTTTGCTCCGTGCCCTCGCAGCAGTGCGGGGGCTTTTCCGACACGACTGAAACCAGGGAACACCGGCATGGGCGATGAAAAGCCGATGGGCGAACGCATCGCCGTGCTCGAAACCGAGATGAGGAACCTTAAGGAAAACGCCAAATGGCGCGCCGTCCGCGAATGGGGAATCTTTGTCACCTGCTTCGGTCTCCTGCTGACCATTATCGCCAACAGCTTTGGATGGATCAAATGAAGACGCTGATGACCTACATCATCATGGCAATGGCCATTGCCGCAAGCTGGCTGGAGGTCAGGCCGCACGCCAGCCCCGCGGTCTCCAGCATCATCGCCGTGGAGCACGAGTGATGATCAGAACCTCGAGCACGGGCCTCGACCTGATCAAACGCTGGGAGGGTTGCAAGCTCAAAGCCTATCAGGACAGCGTGGGCATCTGGACAATCGGCTATGGCCTCACCTCGGCTGCGGGCATCGTGCCGGTGGTCAAGGGCATGCGGATTACCCAAGAGCAGGCCGACGCCTATCTGGTGCAGGCGCTCGTCAAGTACGAGTCCGGCGTCCGCCGCGCCCTCACCCGGCAGCCCAGCCAGCCGCAGTTCGATGCGATGGTCTCGCTCTGTTACAACATCGGGCCCGGAGCCTTCGGCGGCAGCACGCTCGTCCGCCGCTTCAACGATGGCGACATCCAAGGCGCGGCTGATGCCTTCCTCATGTGGAACAAGGCGGGTGGGAAAGAGCTGCGGGGGCTGGTGAACCGCCGGAAGGCCGAGCGGGCGCTGTTCCTGACCGCTGTGCCTCCGGCGGCCACTCCGGAGCCCGTCCCGCCCTCTCCGCCTGCCGTGCCCTCCACAATGCCGGAATTGCCTCCTGTGCCTTCTCCAGCCCCTGCACAGCATGGCCAGAGCATCGCCGCATGGGTGCTGGCCGCTGCTGCAACCCTGATCGCGGCGCTCGCCGCGTGGATCATGAAAGGATAGACCATGAAGCTCGTTGAAAACTGGAAGCAGGCCTGGCGCTGGTTCTCTGTGCAGGCCCTCGCTGCGGTCGCACTTCTGCCCGTCGTGTGGCCTCAGCTGCCGCCGCAGGTTACGGCTTGGCTGCCGGAGTCATGGCGCCCGTGGATCATCGTGGCGCTTGCCGTCGGTGGTATCATGGGCCGGCTGATCGATCAGAACAAGGGCAAGGCGCCGCCGGCATGATCGCGGCAATCGTCAAGCTGCTGACGGGTGGGCTGCTCGACAAGATCCTCGACATCGGCAAGCAGTATCTTACAAATGAGAGGGACCGCGCGGACTTCGACAAACAGGTCCGGATCGCCGCGCAGGAGACCGCCGCCAAGATGGAAGAGACCTGGGCACAGGCGGCAAAAGAGGCGGCAAAGGCCACCAGTGAGACCGTGAAGAGCTCGCCGATCCTGCAGCGCGCCTGGGCCGCCGTCCTGTTCCTGCAGGTCGCGGTGCTGGTCTGGTATCAGATCGGCAGCCCAGCCTATCAGGTCATCACTGGCACGGCATGGCCTTCGCCGGGCGTCACCCTCGAATGGGCCTATCTGCTGGTGGCGACGATGCTCGGGGCGGGTCCGCTGGTGCTCAGGCGGTAGTTTTTTTGTGCGCGGGGAGCGCGGCAAATTGCCTAATAAAATCAAACCCCGCACCATTCCCCGCGCATGGTAGTTAAGTCATTGATTTCTTTGGTGTTGTTGGCGTTCTGTACCACCCACCATCTATTTTTTATCTGCTTGATTTAGCACGGGTTTTCAAATTTTTCCCCGCGCTTTTTACCCCTGCGCGGGGAGATTCTGTTCCGAATGCGTTCTGCCGGAACATTTCTCCGAGCCTCCCGGCCATGGCTTTCTTGCTGGCCGCGCGCGTGTAGATCGAGCTCATCCGGTTCGATTGCCAGCCGAACCACGCCTGGAGCTGCTCCTCGCTGGCACCGATCTCCGCGGCAAGGCTCGCGAGCATCTTCCGCAGACCGTGGGCGCTCTTGCCCTTGATGCCGGCGGCCTTGCAGGCGTCCCGAAAAGCGTTGCCGAAGCTCTCCTTCACGAAGGGCCGGCCGTGAGCATTCGAGATCCACGCAAGGTCGCTCGTCGGGCCCGCCTTCAGCGTCTCATCGAGCGGTGGCAGCACCGGAAACTCCAGCAGCTCTCCAGTCTTCTCGGCCTTCATGCTGACAAACCCGTCGCGGACGTGCTGCCAGCCCACCATACAGGCGTCGCCCAGGCGCAGGCCGGTGTAGGTCAGAACATGCAGCCAGACCCTCTCGCGCGTGCCCAGTGGCCAGCGGGCCTCGTAGCGGCGCACATCATCGATCGTCCATGGCTCATGGCCCTGCGTCTTGACGGCGATTTCGGTGACCGCTGCTGCCGGGTTTTCGGCCACGAACTCCGCCTCGGTGGCCCAGGCGAAGAGGCCCTTCACGGCGCGCAGATAGTTGTTTGCCATGAAGGGCGTCGCCTTGCGCGCCTCGCGGCCGTTGCGGATCGTTTTCGAGGTGACGCCCGCAAAGTCTTCGCCGCCTGCCTTCTCGATGATGCGCGCGAAGATCCTGTCGCGCTGATAGCGTGTGGCCGGTGAGAGACTCGCCCATGTGCTGCTCTCCCGGTAACGGTCGATCAGCCAGGCCACGCTGCCCTTGCCGGGCTTGCCCTTGGCAGAGACGACGGCCTGGCCGGTAAGGGCAGCATTATAGGCGGCAATGAACTCCGGGCTTCCGGGTTCATCGGGAAGCCTGATGCGCGGACCTTTCTCGACGCGGAAGTACCACACCCAGCGGCCACGGTTCGTCCGCTCGTGCAGCAAATGGGGGAGACGGGGCTTGGGCATGCCCTGCATCAAAAGCTTTCTACCGGCCTTGCCGCAAGGGCCGTCTCCGGGTTAGGGTGGTCGACCGGAACGATCCGCAGCACGCCGTCTGGCCGGATCTCCACCGTCATACCCTCAGCCTTCGCGACGCGCAGCGCGCGGGCGATTTCGGACTGTGTGATGCGTGATGCTGGCTTGGCCATCAGATCAGCGGCTTGTAAAGAAAAAGCCGGTCTGAGAGCGCCTTGTCCACTTGCTTCTCGAGGTCTTTCGACCGCATGAGGTCGACCGGCGTGCGGGTGCGGAAGTAGGTCTTTTGTGCGTCGCGCATGCGGGTGACGAGGTCGAGGATTTCAGTGTCGGTCATGCCAGCCTCTCAAAGTTGATTACTGCCACCCAGGGGTCGTCATGCCAGCCATCGTCTCCGTGGACTGTGTTCCAATAAGAAGCGAAGGCCCATCTGGCGTTGCCCAGTGCAATGTCATTCTGGGATAAGTTTGCACCTAAATGCTTTGAGAATTTCCCTATCTGGTCCCAATCCATTGACCAGTCGAGATCGCCCTTGCTGTTGCGGCGGCTCGAAGCGGATTCCGCGATTGCGTCTTCCTCGCTGATGTCCTGAAGCCGCTCGACCTTGACGCCCGTCACCCGCAGCGTGATCCGGCTCGCCCAGCGCGGCATGTGGATAGAGGGAACAATGCGCCTGACGGATCGCATGTGTCCCCATTGCTTTTTTTCCGGCGTGTCGAGTTTCACAAGGGAGTCATCAGCCGCGTAACGGACAAATCCAAAATCGGCGGCGTCGTCGATTAATGCTTCCCGTACCCACAGCAGATCGTCCACGGCATAGCGCACTTTGCTCTGCATGTGGATGCCGCCTTCTCTCGCGCTGAAATAAGCAATCCCGTCAGAAAATCTGTCCAGGAGATGTGTCTTTGGTGCGTCTTTCAGCACCCGCCGCGTCTGCGTCTTTCTGCCCTCAAGGATGGCGCGCACCATTGGAGCGGAGAAGATGATTGGACGATCGCTCATGTGGCACACCTGTAGCGGCGCTTGCCGTCTCTCGGCTTCAACCAGATAACCTTCTTGCCGCCGCATCTGGTGGCTTTCTTGAGCGTCGTCACCGCTGGCGGCACCCCGATCTCGTTCTTTTGTTGAGCCAGCTTGAACGGGTTGCCGACGGGCGCCCGAATGACGATGGCGCAGGGCACCTGATAAGCAACAGTTGTGCGCTCAAGCTCTAGAACAGCTGAAGCGCAGCCCGCGCCGGTCATGAACACGATGCCTAGGATGGTGCTCATGAATGCTTCTGCCCCGCCAGTTCTTGTTCGATGGCGGTGTCGACCGCGGCGCGGTATCCGCGAATCATGTGGTCGATGAGCTGCTCAGGCAGATTGGAGCTGAGGCCTTCGGCCGACACGACCGAAGCAAGAAGCATGGCTGCGCATTCTCCGGCCATGGTCGTCAGGTCCACGACGATTTCACCTGGATCGCGGCCAATGGCTTCGTGCTCGATGCGGGCCGTTTCGATGAAGGCAATATTCATGATCTTGAACATGCGGACCCAGGCTGCAATGCGAGTGTCCTCCGGGAATCCGTTCTTCGCGGCCTCGATGTTGTGAATCACCTCAGCAAGATCCACGAAGGCCTCAAAGTCCTGGCCGCGCGTGTCGCCAATCGCCTTCGAGAGCCGCTTCATCGCTTGCTGGTTGCGCAGTGTCAGCATGTCACTCATGCCGCCTCCTCCTTACCTGCGGCTGCGGCGCCTGCGGCAACGGCCCAGGCGTTGGAGCCCGGGCCTTTGTAGCTCGGCGTGCGCAGGGGCTTCGGCAGCCAGCCCTTGGGGGTGAGCTCGCGCACGGCGATCTCGACAAGTTCCTTCTTCTTCTTCGACGGGGTGACGCCTGCGATCGCGGCCTCGGCCAGTGCCGCGGCAAGGCTCTCGCGCGGCATGCGCTTATAGAAGTCGGCATCGGGCAGCCATAGGCCTGTAACGTCGGGGTCAAAGGCGTCAATGATCGCGCGCAGTTCCTGCATGGACTGGGGATCAAGGGCAAAGAGCCGGGCAAGGCTCATGGCGACAAGCCTGTCGAGATCGGGGTGCTGTTCGGCGGCTGTGAAAACGCGCGCTGTGGCGCTGTCCGCCTCGTCAACCACCTCGCGCACCGCATCAAAGCAAAGCGGGCCCTGAACAGCACGGTCCTTGCGAGGAGCCTCGATCGCAAAGCCTTCGGCGCGGGAGAAACTTGCCATGATCATCAGCACCGAAGCTGCGAGCCGATGCGCCTTTGACGGCTGTTTGGAAATAGCCTGCTGCATGGCATCGGTCATCACCCTGGCCATCTCCACGGCCAGGGCCTGGGTGAAGTCGGCCTCGGCATCGGGTTCGATGCTGCGCACAGGCGAAGGATCCTCTGACGTGTCGCGGGCCTTCTGCTTTGAGGCCTTCGCCTCTTTCTTCGCGGCGGCTGGCTTCATGGCGCCGAACTCAACGCGGATATTGTCGTAGCCTCGCCGCACCACGACGCCGGACTTCGCCTTCTGCGCCGCCGTGAAATGCTTCGCGGTCAGATCCTCGAGCTCGTCCTCCGCGGCCTGCAGCTGCTGTTCGGCCTCTTCAAAGCTTTCGTTATCGTCGGCCTCCTGAACCTTGCGTCTCAGCAGCTTGATTTCGGCCTTGAGCTCATCGGCACGCTCCGTCTGCTCTTTCGTCAGGTTGGGTTTGCCTTCGGGCTGCAGATTGGGCCAGCTGCTGGTCTTTCTGGTGTTCGGATCAATGTCGATAACCACAAAGCTCCAGCCCTCGGCCAGCCATGCCTTCTCATCGTCTTTGAGCTTCTGCTGGAACAGCTTCGACAGCAGCTTGCCATCGGCAAACCACACATTGTTCGAAAAAAGATCTTCATCGATGGCGCCGCCGGCGGCGGCATAGGCGTCGCGGCCGACATAGGCTGCTTCCGATGTCTCCGCCGGGATCCTTTTCTTGCTGAATTCCCGCCGGATCGCCCACTCCTCCTTCACGCCCTGCCTGAACAGCTTGAGCGCGTGAGCTGAATCGTGCAGCAGGGTAAAGGCCTGCGCATCAGCGAGGCCAATCTTGCCGGCCTTGAGCGCCGCCACGATCTCTTCGGGCAGCCTGCCGATGGCAAGGCGCTGCCTGACCCGGCGGAGCGGGATGCCGAAGCGCACGGCGATTTCTTCTGGCTTCATGCCTTGCTGCACCAGGTCGGTGAAGTCGAGCGCCTCATCCGCCGGATGAAGGTCCACCCTCGTGATGACAGTCGCCAGCGAAAGCGACATGGCCTCCTTGTCGTCAAGTTCGCGGATGTAGGCCGGGATCGGATGATCGAGCGATACCTTGCCCTGTTCGGCCAGCAGCTTCAGCGCGCGCAGGCGGCGGCCGCCGTCAACCGGCTCATAGCGGTCGCGGCCTGCCGGGCGCAGCAGCAGGGGCTGGCCGAGGTTCTGCGCGTCGATTGTGGCGGCGAGCTCGCTAACGTCTGTCTCTGTATCGCGGCGGGCGTTGATGGCGGGGTTGTAGTGGATCGCGCTCAATGGAATGTAGTCGAGGCGTGAGTAAGCCGATTGTGTCATGGGGGTGATTCCGCTGGAGTGAGGGGTGGAATGCGGTTCAGGGCTGCGCGGCTTCACCGGCAGGTTCCGCCGGGGGCGCGGCGCTGGCGGGCTTGCCGGGCAAAGTCAGCGGAGTGTCTTCACGCTCGCTGCCCACGATGGCGTCCAGGGCGGTGCGCCGCGCCGTGGCGCTGTCCCTGATCCAGGCCTTAAGCAGCTCAAGGTCGCGTACATTGGCGTCTATGGCCGCCCTTTCGGCCTCCAGATCGGTCAGCAGCAGGGCGATGCTTTCAGACCTGCTGGCGAGGTCGCGGATGTGCGCGTCAATGCGCTCGATGGTCTGTTCGGAGGTTTCGTCTCCGGCGGCTCTTTCGGATTTCAGCATGCCGACGATATCGATGATCATGGTCATATCTCCCAGGTGAAGTGATCTTTGCGCAGGCGGGTGACCGCGCGGGGCTTGTGCTGACGCCCCACGAAATCGGGTAGATGCGGGTCTTGCGGGCGCCGTCTGTTCCAGAGGGCACGGTCCAGCGCCACGGCCGCGGCGGCGCTTAGCGTCATGCCGGTCAGCAGGCCGCACACAAAAAACAGGTCCATCTCGATGTCTCCGTTATTGTCAGTCGATTGAAAAACTGGGCGGCGCCTGCACCGGCCCCATGCGCAGCTGCAGCTGCTCGAAGGTCTTGAGAAACTCTTCCTCCGCCTTGTCCGGGCTGCGCGGCTTGATGGGAAAGGGTGCGGCAGCAGCAAAGGAGGAACGGCTGGTTCCTGGAATCAGGTCACGCCACTCCGCGGCGGCCACGGCCTCATCCGCCGTCCTCACCCAGGCATGGGCGCCAAGGCTTGCGGCATGCCAGATGCCGAAGGCCTTGAAGATCGCCTGGTCCAGGCGGTCCGCAATGCGCTGCACCACATCGAAGGTGACATGCGCCGCAATCTCGCGCCGCACCGGCGAGGTGATGTCGCCGAGATAGGCCTCATGCGCATCATGCAGCAGGCCCAGCATCTGGATCTCGGCAGGCGCCTTGCGCTGGCTGAGGAAGCGCACGACGTTGAGGGAATGATCCGCCACATTCACCGGCAGCATGGTGGCTCCGCTGAACCGGTTAATGCGCGACAGCTGGCAGGCGATGTCCCGGATCGAGACATCTTTCGGATCGGGATCGGACAAGGACAGGGTGCGGCCCGAAGCGCTGATCACCACATTCATGCGCCGATCCCCGTGATGTCTTCATCCTGATGGCCCTTGTGACGCGGTATCGTGAATTGAGACCCCAGCCATCCGAGAATGAGGCCGATGAGCCAGAACAGCAGGCAGGCGATGTAGGGGTGATTTGCGATCATGGCGATCATCTGCGAGATTCCGCAACGCACAGGAAGCGCACTTCGCCGATGCGGCTGTTGAGCTTGGGCAGCACGGCGAGATAGGCTTGGCGCGCCATCGCCGCTTGGCCAGCGCAGGATTGCAGGGAAAGGCCCTGCTGCTCCACGTAACTGTCTCCGGTCAACAAAAAGAAGGCGATGAGTGAGTAGGCCATCACGCAGCCTCCGCCGCGGCGTAGCGCTGCGCCACCTCGGCGCCTGTGGCGGTGATGCGGTAGTTGTCCTCGCCATCGGCCTCGATCAGGCCCTTCGCCAGCAGGCGGTTCAAAATCGCCGCCGCCTGCTTATGGAGCATTTCACGGCTGAGGCCCTTCACCAGCTGCGCCGTCATTGCAGCACCAGAAAGACGTAGGCGATGGCCCCGAGAGCACAAAGGGCGAAGGTGCAGCAGAGGTCGTCTGCAAGTGTGCCAGGCCTGGTGTTGAGGGCGCGGAAAGTTGTTTCGGCGCAGTGCAGAAGAGGTGTGCGATGCATGCGAGCCTCCGGATTGGTGACGCTCGGGACGTTAAGTCAAACTGAAAATTCAGTCAAGCAGAACTTCAGTCATGCTTACGTAAAGCATTGCAGCGATGGAGTGGACCTCGTGACAGGGTTGCATGCCTCCTCGAAATGCGATTGAGTGTTGTCGTAACGAGAGGGACTGCAATGAAGAAAATCGCGGTGTTTTCTCTTCTGCCGCTGCTTATGGGGTGCAGCCATCCTGCTCAAGTGCCCATCAGTCCGGCTTTAGATGTGGTGTCTTCCCGAACTGCGAAGATCCCTGGCAAATGGTTACTCTACGTCGAGGCGCCGGGCTTCGACCGGGAAATTGGGGAAGGGCAGTTTGCCTGCAGCGCTCAGCGTTTTCCGGTTGCCGCCGCGGCCGCATTCAAATCATCGGCGGCCGAAACGGTTCGCAGCGTCTTAGAGGATGTGCACGTGGTTTCGGCTGTGCCAGACGTGCGGCAACTCGCCGAGCAGGGCGCGCGCGGTTCCATTGTGATTCGCGGCAAATCGTTGCGCCCGCGTCTCGATGCAAAACAGGGTACGATGATGGCTGATCTTGAGGGCCAGGCCGTTATCGTCGCTGCCTTGACGGTTGAAAGTCAGCAAGGCCGCCTGCTGGGCCAGACCGTTCAGGGCTCGGGTTTCGCCACGGCCGAAGCCGGCACCGCATGCAAGGGTGGTTCGGTGGCGCTGTCCGGAGCGGTGTCGGAGGCGATTTCGGAAACGATGGGCAGGATTGCTGAGGCGCTTTCGAACTCTGACAGGCTTGACGCCGGGTCCTAGATGCCGTTTCCAAGAGTTATCAGCAGCACCAACCCTGCCGCCATGCAGGCCCATGAGATCAAGCTCCTGCGTGCCGCAGCGCCCGCCGTTGCCGGAAGCGGGCGGGACCAGAACCACCCCAAAAGACCAAGGCCGATCAACCACGCCAGACCCAAGGCGGAATTTGATAAGGTGCTGCCGTGGGTCACATTTGCGCTCGCGATTCCAGCCAATCCCCATGCAGCTCCGTGAAGAAGAAAGCCAGCAATTCCGGGGAGGTGGCTCAATCTGCAATCTTGCCGATGCGCTTCAAATCAACCAGCAGCCGCATCAGGGCGTCAATAACGTCCTCCCGGCGGTCTGGAGGCAGGTTGCGCACTTGGTTGACAAGCGGCGCAAGCTCAGGGGGTCCGGCGATCAGGTCGCTCGGCTCGCAATCAAGGGCCGCAGCCAGGCGAACCAGGGTCTTCTCTTCATACCCCTGTTTCCCAGTTTCCAACTGCGAAATCGTGGCCGCAGAATAGCCAGCCTTCTCGGCAAGCTTTTCCTGCTTGAGCTTGCGAAACTCTCGCCATTCGCGGACATAATTTCGCGCGTTCATTGGGGGTGGTTCACGATTGGCTTTCATCGCCATAAGCAACACCATGTGGCTCGGGGGCCGTCCATGCACCCGCACTGAAATTTCAGCTTGACTGAGATTAAGCTAAACTGATATCAATTGGCCATGAGACTGGCCGAGTACCTCGAACTTCACCAAATCCGGCGCTCCGATTTCGCCACGCGAATCGGCAAGTCGCAGTCCTACGTCACGATGATCTGCAGGGGCGAAATCTGGCCCAGCAGAGAGGCTGTGTCGCGCATTGCCGAGGTCACTGGAGGTGCTGTGACAGCCAATGATTTTGTCGGTTGTGACGCAGAAGGGGGCGGCTCGGCCCCGAGTGTTGCGTGAGGCCGGCCTCACCACATCCCGGAGCAGCGGGTTATCTGCGGGACGCCTCCCTGTCGACTTGGGCGGAGTGCACTCAGCTCCGCCCATTTTTTCCACATCCGTCATTCCGTTTCCCCAGCTGCAGCGATTGACAGCTGGAAGATAGCTGACGTCCGTTTTGCCTCAAGGGAATTGGTCTTCTGGAAAATCCCATGACACACGCAAAAGTACCCATTGAACTCAAGGCCTTCTACCGCGACTTGGTCATTGCCTGCGGCGGGCCGAAGCGCGCCGCCGAAGTGACCGGAGGGCAGGCCTCGCATATCTCCGAGGCGATGGCGCCGCATCACATTGACCGCTGGCCGCGCATTGACCATGTGGCGCTGCTTGAAGCCGAATGCGGGCAGCCCATTGTGACCGCCGCCCTCGCCGATCGAATGGGCTATTCCGTCGATGCGGTCATCAAGGGAGCTTTCGAGGCCTCCCCGCTGCTGCACCTGTCGCGCATCGTCACCGAGGTGCGCGATGTCGAATGCGGCATCCTGACCGCCATGGCCGATGGCCAGTTGTCCGCTGCCGAGCGCCGCGATATCCGCCGTGAGGCCAGAGAAGCAATCGCCGCGTTGACGCGGCTTTGTTCCGATCTGCTCGACCCGGCTGCGGGCGCCGTGGCCCGCAGCAACGGGGTGCGCCCATGAAGCATTTCTCCTGGACGCAGGAAGCCGACGACCGGATCGTGTCGCTCACGGCTGAAGGCAAGAGCGCGAGAGAAATAGCAAGCCTTTTTCCCGGCATGACCCGCAACGCGGTTCTCGGCCGCCTCATGCGGCTACGCGACAGGGGGGTTATCGAAGGGCCGCGTGCATTTCAGAAATCGCCTGACTACAAGCCCGCAGCGCGCGGCAGAAGCATTCCGGGCCTTGCGCATGTGCCTGCGATCAGGACCATGCTGGATGGCGGCCGGACCGACCGTGAAATCGCCGACGAGATCGGCATCAAGCCAGACGATGTGCGGTATGTGCGGAGAATTAAGGGCTGGGGGGCGAATGCCCATGTGCGCCAGGCCCTTGCCGTTGCTGATCAACTGGCAGAACTTGTGAAGGCCGGGCGCTGCGACCGGGAGGTTGCCGATACGCTCGGCATCTCGCTCTATCAGGCGCGATGGGAGCGCCGCCGCCAGGGCGTAAAGCCTGCCAACGGTGTGCGCCAGCCGTCCTGGCGGCTCACCACGATCGTCAAGGGTGATAGCGCAGAGAAAGTCACTGCGGTGTTCTGCGAGGGGTTCATGGAACAGCGCTCGCGATTGTCTCTGGCTGAGCTTCCAAGGTGGGGCGCGTGCCGTTTTCCCATCGACCAGCTTGATGGATCCTTGCGCTATTGCGGTGCGGCTGCCGGCGACGGGCAAAGCTATTGCGCAGACCACCACGCACGCTGCTACGTGACTGTGAGACCTGTCCGGCCGCAGAAGCCTTTGCATATCACTGGGGCGCGCCGCTGATGCCCACCGTGCACGAGAAGCTGAGGCTGGCCTATGTACATGAGCACCCCGATGACGGCTTGATGCTGACGGTGACGACGGCGCGCGGCGATCAGAAGTTCGACATGGTCCTGACACCGAAGATCGCCGCGATGCTGCTGGGGCAGTTGACGCAGGGTGTGAAGGATGCCCTGAACCGGATGGAGTCGCTGCCATGAGCTTGCGTCCGCTGGCCGCTCTTCCGCTTAACATCGCGTGTGCAAAGGAGCCCGGCAAGCCGCCGGTTCTGGACTGGCTTTTTGTCACACAGTTGCGCATCGATGACAGTTTCCAGCGTGACATTTCCAGCAGGGGGCGGGCCACGATCACAAGGATCTGCAATGAGTTCTCCTGGGCGCGCTTTGCGCCTTTGCTGGTGGCCCGCGTGCCGGACGGCGGCGGCCTTCACACCATTATCGATGGGCAGCACAGGGCAACAGCCGCTTTGATGCGCGGCTACAAAAAGGTGCCCTGCGCGATCGTGGATGCCACGGCGCTGGAGCAACCTGCCATCTTCGCTGCCGTGAATGGGGACGTGACGCCCGTGACGATCTTGCAGCTGTTCAAGGCGGCGCGCGCAGCGAAGACAGAATGGGCTCTCGAACTCGACAAAGTCTGTGCCGATGCCGGACTGGTGCCGCTTGTTTATCCAAAGCCGAGAAACGTCATCAAGCCGTTCGAGACCATGGCGCTGGGCACGCTGCGAAAAAGCATCATGCGGTTTGGCGCGAAAGACGTGACGGCGGCGCTTCGATACGGCCGCACTCTTCCCGGCGCAGACCAGCCCGGCTTCTGGAAATCAGCAGCCATCGACATCGCCATTGGCGAGTGGCGGTCTCTTCAAGACAAGCGCAAGCAGCCGGAGCAGGCGGCAAATGCCCAGCTGCTGGCGGAGCGTATCCGCGAGCTGAAGAAGCGCGGGCACACGCGCTTTGCCATCCAGTCCGCGTTGGGCTGCAAGCTGGCGGAGATCGAAGCCGCCTTGAGGGGTGTTTGATGGTTCTAAGGGGCAACCATGACGGCAACACACGGCACCGATATTCGGAACGGGGGCATGATCTTTATGAGACGCCGCGCGAGGCTGTTCTTGCTTTGCTGGCTGTCGAACGCGTGCCACGGCGCGTCTGGGAGCCGGCGTGCGGCCCTGGGGCCATCGTGCGCGTCCTGAAAGAGCGGCGTCATGATGTTCTGGCGACTGATCTTGTCGATTACCGCTCGCCGTTGCAGGATGCGGATGGCATTGATTTCCTGTCACCGGATGCCGACGGTCTGGCGGGCGGCCGTGCCATCGTGACGAATCCTCCTTACATGCATGCCGTGGCCTTCGTGCGCCGCGCCCTTGAGCTTTCGCCCTGGGTCGCGATGCTTCTGCGCCTTGCTTTCATCACCGGCACGACGCGCGGCGACATTATGGATTTTGGCGCGCTTGCCAGAGTGCACGTGTTCAGCAAGCGGTTGCCGATGATGCACCGGGATGGCTGGAAAGGCCCGAAAGCCTCAGCCCGAATGGACTTTGCCTGGTTTGTTTGGGATCGGCGCCATCTTGGGCCCACAGTCATCAATCGCGTGCTTTGGACACAGCACGCATGATCGAGAAATCATGCATCAAGCCCGGCTGCCCTGGTTACCCACTGTTCGGCATGGGGCTGCCTTCGCGCGGGGTGATGCGCTGGGCCTGCAAGGGCCACCGCGACATGATCTGGAATGGTGCCGCCCCAGCACCAGGAGAGGATGGGCCGGGTGCCGTCTCCCGCCCGCGCCCGTCCTCTCCACCTGCTGCGCAGGGAAGGCTGTTCTGATGGCTCAGGCCGCGACGCGCCGCGCAGGCTACGCCGAAATCATCTCGTGCCCGCTGTTCCGGCAAGGCTATGAAGAGATCTGGCGCGCTAAGGAGCATTGTATCGACTGCCGTTGGAGGGATGAGGAATCGCTGTCCTATGAGCGGGGACGCCAGTTCGGCATTTATGTGCTGACTGAAGAGCAGCAGCGTGTGCCGCTCATGAAGGGCGCGTTGGCCCATTCCCGCGCCGAGCTGCTGCTGATGATGGCTTTCCGCTCAGGGGATGTTCTGTGAACCGGGATCCCGCTTTTGATGAGTGGATCGAGGAGGCGCGCCGCATGCCGATCGGCAAGGCGCTGGACCTCGTTGCGCCGCATCACGCCATCTCGCGCAAGACGCGCTTTGTGGGGCCTTGCCCTGGCTGCGGCGGCACCGACCGCTTCTCTCTCAACATCCGCAAGAACATCTTCTGGTGCCGCAAGAGTGCGGAGGGCGGCGACGCCATTGCGCTGGCGCGCCATGTGCAGTCCTGCCCCTTCCTGGAGGCGGTGGAGCTGCTCACCGGCAGGCCGCCGCCCGGCCGCAGCGTGTCCGAGGAAGAGCGCCAGGCGCGGGCAAGGCGGGTGGCGGAGCTGGAGGCAGCGCGCGCTGCGGAAGCCCAGCGCCTGGCGGCGGAGGAGAATGATTTCCGCTCTCGCGAGATCGCGCGGGCGCGCAAGATCTGGAAGGAGGCGAGCCGCCTCGAGGGCTCAATCGCGGAAGCCTATCTGCGCCACCGGGGCGTGGCAGCACCGGCGGGCGCCAAGCTGCGCGCGGCGGCAGTGCTGCCCTATTGGCACCACATCGGCGGTGAGTGGCGCGCCATCTATTCCGGGCCCGCCATGGTGGCGGCTATCCAGGGGCATGATGAACGCTTCATCGGCTGTCACATCACCTGGATCGATCAGCGGCTGGCCACGCGCTCCGGCAAGGCGGAGATCATGCACCCGGAGACGGGCGAGATTCTTGACGCCAAGAAGGTGAGGGGATCGCAAAAGGGCGGGCACATTCATCTCGGCGGCACGGCGGTTGGGCCGCGGCGCTTCGTGGTGGGGGAGGGCATCGAAACCGTGCTTTCGGTGCAGGCGGCGGAACTGGCTGCGGGACGTTCGGACTGGACGTTGTACTGGTCCAGCGTGAACCTTCACAATCTCGGCGGCAAGAGTGCCGGCAGCGTTGCCCACCCGAAGCTGACCCTGACTGATGCGCGAGGCCGCACGCGGGCGCAGCGTGTGCCGGGGCCTGACCCGGACCGCAATGACCATGCGGTGATCGCCCCGCCTGCGGGCGTCGATGAGATCCTGCTGCTGGGCGATGGCGACAGCGACCATTTCACCACGCGCAACGTGCTGCTGCGCTTTGCGGCCCGCTGGCACCGGCCGGGACGCGCTATCCGCGCGGCATGGGCCGATGCGGGATCCGATTTCAACGACATGCTCCGGGGGGCTGCATGAGCGACCAGCGGGAGCCACATCTGCGCATCGTCAAGAGCATCGACGATGCCGAGACCCTGGCCGCGGGCGCCCCTCCCGCACCCTCTGGTGAGGCTGGTGGTGCGATGCCTCCCGTGCGGGATGAGGCGGCCTCAGCTGCGCATGGCGGGGGTGCGGGGGGCGGCGGTTTCGAGTGGTCCATAGACCGCGCCTGCGCCAGCCTGCCGCGCACGGATCTGGGCAATGCTGAGCGCTTTGTGAAGCGGCACGGGAAAGACTTCCTGTTTGTTTCCGAATGGGGCTGGCTGGCCTGGGATGGCCGCCGCTGGAACGCCTCCGAGGCCGATGCGATTCTGGCGCGGGCGGTGCACGAGACCATCCGCGCGATCTTGCAGGAGGCTGATGCGCTGGCTGGCACGCGCGATGACGTGGTGATTGACCCGGTCAAGCGGGTTTTTGTGTCCGACAAGTTACGCGGCTGGTGCCTTGCATCCCAGAGTTCGGCTCATATCATGGCTGTGGCGCGGCTGGCTCAATCCTATCTCTCCGCCAAGAGCAGCGATTTCGACGCCGATCCAATGGCCTTCAACGTGTTGAACGGCACGCTGCGCTTTGAGAAAAAGAAGGAAGGTGACTATGTCACCTTTCACAAGCACCGGCGCGAAGACCGGATGACAAAGCTGGCTCCGGTCGAATATGACCCTGAGGCTGGAGCGCCAGTCTATGATGGATTCCTGGCGCGCGTTCAGCCTGATGACAAGATGCGGCGGCACTTGCATGCCTGGGGCGGGTTATCGCTCACGGCGCTTCAGGTGGCGCGCCTGGCCTTTTGGTATGGCACGGGCCGCAACGGCAAGTCGACGCTGGTCGATGCTTGGGCGCATGTGCTGGGCGATTACAGTCAGACCATCCCGATCGAAAGCTTCCTGGACAGTGGCCGCTCACGCCGCGGCGGAGAGGCCTCGCCCGATATCGCCTCGCTGCCGGGTGTGCGCTGCCTGCGCACCTCGGAGCCTGAGAAGGGTGCAAAGCTGGCCGAGAATCTCGTGAAGCTCGTGACCGGCGGAGAACCGCTCCGTGCGCGCCACCTCAACCGCGATTTCTTCGAGTTCAGGCCGAGCTTCAAGCTGACGATGCAAGGCAACTACCGTCCTGAGGTCCGCGGCACGGATGAAGGCATCTGGGCGCGTATCCTGCTTGTGCCATGGACGGTGATGGTGCCGGCCGAAGAGCGAGACACGGCCTTGCCGGAGAAGTTGAAGCGCGAGGCTTCGGGCATCCTCAACCGGCTTCTCGATGGCTTAAGGGATTACCTCGACAGCGGGCTTTCTCCGCCGGATGAGGTGCTTGCGGCCACGGCGGATTATCGTGACGACAGTGACCCGATTGGGCGGTTCCTGAAGGAATGCACCATTCGCGTCGACCCGCCGCCTGTTGACAGGCCGCAGGATGAGGTGCGCACCGGCGGGGCAGATATCTATCGCCTGTATGTTGCCTGGGCGAAGGCTTATGGCGAGAAGCCGTGGGGCACCAAGACTTTTTCGCGCGCCCTGCAGGACCATGGCGTGCAGCGTATCAAGAACAGCGGCATGTTCTACCGTCACATCCTGCTGACGAAAACCACCGATGTCTTCGCCGGGCAGGAATATGGTGACGGCGAGGGCGAAAAATAGCGCGATCCTCCCGTGCGGGAGGGAGGCGGTTTCTGCCTCCCGTTTGTAAGTCATTGAAAAGAAAGGCAACGGGAGGCACGGGACGCAAATGACGCGAATTCGTATTGAAGCCTCATGGAAGAATTTTTCCATAACCGCAAACCCTGCGATTTGCTTCCCGTCCTCCCGTAAACATTCATCCCATTGTAGATAAGGAGAGAATTACAATGTTCACCCTCCCGTTATCCTCCCGTCTGCCTCCCGTAAGAAAGAATGTCCCTCCCGTGGAGGGTTTTAAGAGGGAAACGACGGCCTGGGCTGTTCTGGTGTGGACCTATGCGGATGAAATCGTGCGGGCGGCCTCTTCAGTGGAGGCCGCGCATTTCCCCACGCCCGGGCTGGCCATGAGTGGGCTCGGGCGTGGTGAGCGGGTCAGTGGCGGGTTGATCAATGGCTGGTATGAGCCCCATGACGATGCGCGCCTCATCCACGCAAAACTTGAAGAATGGTTCTCCCATGATCCTCGCCAAGCGTTCTCCGTGATGGCGCATGCCGAGAAGCGCCAGCAGCTGCCGCCCGTCATCAGCGTTTCGCGCGTGAGGGTGGTGCCCAGGCTCGACCGCAATGGCAATGTGCTGGTGCAGCGGCACCGGGCGCACCGGAAAGATCGCGTGGTGACGGAGTATTGCGTGGTCGATTATGAGGGCACCGATCAGGCCATCGCTGATCGCCGTGAAGCCGAATGGGTGGCGTTCTATGAGATGTTTCTCGCCTTCCTCGATGTCATGCCGGGCTTTGCCCTGACCCGGTGGAAGGTCACCGGAAGGGGATTGACGAATGTCGGCGAATCATTGACAAGGTGATCCATCGTTAGCGCATTGCGCCTGGCAGCTAGACCAGCTGCCAGGCGTTTTGCATTTGTGGGCGTCCACCGCCATGCAGATCGATATCCGCTCGAACATCAAGGAAGTGTCCCGCTGGCTTGATGATGCGCAGAAGCAGCAGGTTCCTTTTGCCACGATCTATGCGATGACGTTGACCGCGAGGGATGTCGCATGGGAAGAGATTGGGGTCATGCAGCGGGTCTTTGACAGGCCCACGCCCTACACGCTCAATGCGTTGCAGGTGAAGCCAGCCACGCGCAATACCAAGATGGCAAGCGTGGAGTTCAAGGAAGGTTTTGGCGGAACGCCTGCCAAGCGCTTCCTGAACCCGAACGTCAATGGCGGACCGCGCTCACAGAAAAGCCACGAGCTGCAAATCGCGCCGTTGCTCAAGGGATATAGCTATCTGGTCCCGGCGAGGGGCTCCGCCCTGAACAGCTACGGCAACGTGAGTGGTGGTTCGATCCGCAAGATCATGTCGCAGCTACGTGTCTCGCCCAATGCTGATGCGAATGCATCGCGCTCAAAAAGATCGAGAGCGAAACGTTCCGCTCAGGCTTTCTTTGTCCCCAAGGCCGGTGGGATGGTGCTTGAGCGCAAGGGCAAACAGGTAAAGCCCGTGCTCGTCGGTGTCCGCTCTCCGCGATATTCGAAGCGCTTTCCCTTCTATGAAACCGCTGAAAGAGTGGTCGCTGAGCGGCTGCCAATCAACTTCGAGGTCGCCTTCCAGCGCGCAATGGCCACCTCCGGCTCCAAGGGGAAGTGGCGCTAGGCCTGAGGGGGTGGGGGCATAGGTTCTTCCGCCACCCACCCCGCGCACGGGTAATTCGGACCGTGGAGCTTCGTCAGTCTGACGCTAAATTGAAAGCCTAAAGATGCTAAACACGGTGACTAAAGGCGAGTTCGCCAAGATGGTGAACTTGAGCCCGGGCCGCGTTTCGCAGATGATTTCTGAAGGCAAGCTCAGTGATTGCCTGGTGGGCGAAGGACGCGAAGCCCGCATCGATGCGGCGAAAGCGATCGAGAAACTGAAACTGCGGCGCGACCCCGGCCAGGCGCTGGGCAACGGCGCGAAAGCGACGCTATCGGTGACGCCAGCCGCGCCGTCGGTGAGCGATGACATCTCGCTGAAGCTGCAGCGGGCGAAGCTCGAGGAAGCGGAGTTCCGGAACCGGAAGCTGCGCGAGGAAGAGCGGGTCCGCGAAGGCACTTATGTGCGCGCGGACGATGTGAAGGCCGAAACGGCGAAGCTGGCCACCCGCCTGCTGCAGCTGTTCGAGGGCGGCCTCACCGACGTCGCCACGGAGATTGCCGCCACCTTCAAGGTGCCGCAGCGCGACGTGCTGCACCTGCTCAAGAAACGCTTCCGCGACGTGCGGACCAATGTCTCGGCGGAGATCGCCGCCGAGGCCTCGGCACTGCCGGCTGCGATTGAAGAACCAGACCCTATCAACGCCTGAGAACCCGATGGCCACGATCCTCGCAAACGCCGCCGCCCTGATGCTGGCAACGGCGGCAGCCGTGATTCAGCCGCCGGAAGCGGTGGACTATGAGCGCTGGGCCGTGGACCACATCGTCTACCGCAGCGGGCCGCTTCCTGGCCCGTATAGTCCGGCGCAGTTCCCGTTCTTCACGGAGATCCTGAAAGCGCTTGGCCCGGAAGACCCGGCCCGCGTCGTGACCTTCAAGAAATCCGCCCAGGTCGGCGGCACCGAGCTGGCGAACATCTTCACGCTGGGCACTCAGGCCATGGACCCCTGCGATTTCATGTACATTCACCCGACCGAGGAGAACGCCTCGCGCTGGTCCAAGCTGAAGCTGACGCCGATGCTGAAGAACACGACGGCAATCGCCCAGCATTTCCCGGACAAGAGCCGCGATGGCGGCGACTCCGTGGGCTTCAAGCAGCGGATCGACGGCCGGGGCTCGATCCTGATTTCGGGCGCCAACTCGCCAGCATCGCTGTCGATGGTGTCAATCGGCCGCCAGGTGCAGGATGACCTGTCGAAATGGGAAACCACCCCCATGGGCGACCCTGAGACCATGGCCGAAAGCCGGTCGCGCGCCTTCACCTTCGCCAAGATATTCAAGATTTCGACGCCGCTGGTGAACCCGGGCTGCAAGATCAGCCGCAACTTCGACCAGGGCAGCCAGGAGTTCTATCACGTCCCGTGCCCGCACTGCGATCACCTGCATGTGCTCGAATGGGCGAACATGCTCGCGAACCTCGATGAGGACCACCCTGAGCAGGCGCATTTCAGCTGCCCGGAATGCGGCGGCGTGATCGAGGAACATCACCGCGCCGAGATGGTGAAGTCTGAAAGCGAAGGCGGCAAGGCGCGCTGGATCGCCAAGAACCCGGAAGCCGCGCGCTATCACCGGAGCTTCTGGCTGTGGAGCGCCTACGGGCCGCTGCAGCGCTGGGAGGAGATCGCGCGGGAATGGCTGCGCGCCAAGGGCGACCCGAAGCAGGAGCAGGTGTTCCTGAACGACAGCGCGGGGCTGGCCTATGACGCCAAGGGCGAAGCGCCGCCATGGGAAGAAATCCGCGACCGTGCGGCCAATGCCCAGCTTGACCGTGGCACAATCGTGCAGTGGGGCGTGGTCGTGACTCTCGGCATCGACTGTCAGGCCGACCGTGTGGAGTGGCAGGCCGTGGCGTGGGGCAGGGACTACCGCCGCCACGTGATCGATGCCGGCATCATCACCGGCCACGTGAAGGAACCGAACACGGTGGCCGCCCTCGACAAGCTGGTTGGCATGTCCTGGCGGCATGAAAGCGGGCGGATGATCAGCATCGACCGGACGGCCATTGACGGCAATGCCTGGACTGAGGATGTCTGGGCATGGGCCCGCCGGCACCCGGCCTCGCGCGTCATCATGGTGCGCGGCGTGGGGCACGAGACAGCGCCGAGGCTGATGAAGGTGCGCAAGGAACGCTCGCGCACGGGCGATCTGCTGAAATATGCAGGCCGCTTCTACAACATGGGCACCAGCCCAATGAAGATGGCGCTGTACCGGAATCTGACCAAGACTGACCCGCTCACCTATGGCTATGTGAGCTTCCCGCGCGGCCTCGAGGATGAATACTTCCGGCAGCTGACGGCCGAGAGCCGCAAGGCCGTGAAGCGGCGGGACGGCTTCACCGTGTGGCAGTGGGTGAAGGACCCGAACCAGCGGAACGAGATGCTTGACACCATGGTGCAGGCGGAAGCCGCTGCGGAGCACGCGGGCGTGTTTCTGATGGGCGAAAAGATGTGGACCAAGATCGAGGCCGAGCGCTGCGCACCTCTCGCTGATGCGCAGCTCGATCTTGAGGACATGATCACGCCCCAGTCGGCGAAACCCGCGCCTGTGACCGCTGTGCCGCGCAAGGCGCCTTTGCCGCGCCGGACCAACGGTTTCGTAAAAGGATGGGCATGACAAACCCGCTGATCGACAAGCCCGAAGGCGAGCCGACCCGCCTGGTTGCGGGCGACACGTGGACGTGGAAGCGCAGCGATCTCTCCGACAGCTATCCGCCCGCCAGCTATACCCTGTCCTATGCGTTCAAGCGCGATGGAGCGGCCGAGGCGCCGACGCTGATCACCGCGGCGGAGACGGGAACCATCTACGAGGTGACTGTGCCGCCGGCAACGACGGCGGCCCTGGCGCCTGGCGCCTGGCGCTGGGATGCCTACATGACTCGCAGCTCCGACAGTGCGCGCGTCCGGGTCGGGTCAGGTTCGATCGACGTGCTGCCCAACTATGCGGCATCTGCCAGCGACACGCGCAGCCACGCGCGCAAGATGCTGGCGGCGATCGAAGCCCTGCTCGAAGGAAGATCCGTGGCGGACGTCGCCAGCTATTCGATCAAGGACCGCTCACTCACCAAGCTGACGCCAGCCGAGCTGACGCAATGGCGCGATTACTACCGGCGCGAAGTGCAACGCGAAGATCAGGCAGAGCGGGCCCGCCAGGGGAAGGCAACGGGCCGGACGGTGGCCGTGAGTTTCAGGAGCTGACATGAAGCTGCTCGACTGGATGCTTCGCCGCCCGGCGAAGGCTGCGGCCCGCAACTATGAAGCCGCGAAGCCTTCTCGCATCGCGGCGGGGTTCAACATCTTCGGGGGCTCCAGATCGGCCAATGAAGATATCCGCTGGGATCTGAGGGGGCTGATCGCGCATTCGCGCAAGCAAGCCCAGAACAACGACTATCTGAAGGCCTATCTCTCCCTTGTGCGCCGCAACGTCATCGGGGCAAACGGCATCAAGCTTCAGAATGATGCCCGCAACGCCGACGGCAGCCTGGACAAGGCCGCAAACGACAGCGTGGAATCGGCGTGGACGAAGTGGGGAAAGCGCGGCGAATGCAGCCTCGACGGTGAAAGCTCATGGCTGGGCATCGAGAAGCTTGCGGCGCAGACCGTGGCGCGGGATGGCACGATGCTGTTGCGCCAGTACTCGGGCCGCTCCTACGGCGCTTTCGGCTACAGGGTGCAGCCGCTGGAGGTCGATTTCCTCGACATCGAGATGAGCGCCGATCTGCCGAACGGCAATGTGGTGCGGATGGGCATCGAGCTCGACGGCAACAACCGCCGGGTTGCCTATCATATGTTCACCAGGCATCCGGGCGAATATCTGCCCGGCCGCGCGCGTGAGAAGATCCGTGTGCCTGCGTCGCAGATCATATGTCTGTTCAGGCCGGAGCGCCCTGGCCAGCTGCTGGGTGTGCCATGGGCTTACACAGCCCTGAGGCGCCTCAACATGTTGAGGGGCTACGAGGAGGCCGCCATTACGGCGGCCCGCGTGGGAGCTGCAAAAATGGGCTTCTACGTGCAGCAGGCCAACGCTGAACCGCCCGTCGACATCGAGGGCACAGGCGAGCAGAGCGAGGCCGGGCATCTTGTGCGGGAAATGGAACCCGGCATGATGGAGACCCTGCCGCAGGGCTGGGATTTCAAGCCGCACGATCCAGCCTATCCTTCAGGCGAGATCAAGTCATTCGTGCAGGTTGTGCTTCAGGGCGCGGCTGCCGGTCTCGACGTGTCATATCCAACCCTGGCGAACGATCTCTCGAATGTAAATTTCTCAAGCCTTCGTGCCGGTAAGGGAGAAGAGCGCGAGGAGTGGCGCGACGTCCAGCAGTGGATCATCGAGAGCCTGCACGAAGAGGTGTTCAGCCGCTTCCTGCCCATGGCCTTCCTGATGGGCCAGATGGGCAACCTGCCCGCCTCGAAGCTCGAGAAGTTCATGCAACCGCGCTGGCGGCCGCGTGGTTGGGCCTATGTAAGCCCAGGCGAAGAGGCAAACGCCAACCAGCGCGAAATGGCGGCCATGATCCGCTCGCCCCAGCAGATCGTCGCCGAACGCGGCGAGGATCTTGAAACGGTGTTTGCCGACATCGCGGCTGCCAAGGTCCTGGCTGAGCAGTTTGGGCTGGACTTCAACCCCATGCCGCCGGGGCATGAAACGGCGGCGCCGCCTCCCGATCCCGCGGCAGGGACTGCCTGACAGGAGAACTAGATGGAACAAGAGATCAAGCTGCCGGCGCTTTGGCGCACGGCAGAAATCACCTTGCGCAGCGATGGAGAAGACAGCGCAAGCGATACGGTCGAGCTGACCTTCTCGTCGGAAGAGCCTTACGAGAGGTGGTTCGGCGTCGAAATCCTGGGCCACACCGCAGGCGAAGTGAATCTTGGCTGGATGGCATCCGGCCGGGCACCGCTGCTCGTGGACCATGATGCGCGGGTTGACAACCAAGTCGGCACGCTGGTGAAGGTCTGGCTTGATGGCGGCCGTGGTAAGGCCCTCGCGCGATTTGGCAAAAATGCGCGCAGCCAAGAAATCCGCGATCGCGTGCTGTCCGGCGACCTGACGAATGTCAGCGTCGGCTACCGGATCGATGAGATGACCCTCGTCCAAGAGAAGAAAGATGGCCCAAGCGTCTACCGGGTCACCAAATGGCAACCGCTCGAAGCGTCGATTGTGACGATCCCCGCCGACCAGTCCGTGGGCGTGGGACGAAACTCCGAGCTCGATGCCAAGCCTGTGCGCATCCTCAACAACAACATGCAGAAAAGGACATCCGTCATGGATCCCGTCGTCGAAACCGCCGCCGCTCCCGCGCCGGCCCGCGAAACCGAAGTCAGGCCCTCCGACATTCTCGCTGCAGAGCGCAAGCGCTGGCAGGAGATTGAGTCGCTGGGCGCGCGCTTCAACCGCTCCGATCTCGCCCGTGAACACATTGCCAAGGGCACCAGTCTCGACGCATTCCGTGGCGTCCTGATCGACGTGCTCGGAATGGACACCGTGGCCGAGAAGAACATGAACGCCAACAGTCTCGGCCTTTCCAAGAAGGAAGTGCAGGAGTTCCGGTTCACCCGCCTGATCGCCGCGGCGATGAATCCGGTCAGCAATTCCTCGCTTCATGAGGCCGCAAGGTTCGAGATCGAGGTCTGCCAGGCCGAGCAGCAGCGCTCCGGGAAGTCGGCCCGCCAGATGCGCGGTAACCAGTTTTCCATTCCCGTCGATATCCTCCGGGCACCGAGCCCGGTACCGATGCAGCGCGACCTGCTGGTCAACCCTGCCACGGCCGGCGGCAACCTGGTGGCAACCAATCTGATGGCCAGCGACTTTATCACCCTGCTGCGCAACCGCATGATGGTGGCGAACATGGGCGCTCGTGTGATGAGCGGCCTTGAAGGCAACGTCGCCATTCCACGGCAATCCGGCGGCTCTTCGTTTTTCTGGGTGGCTGAAAACGGCGCTCCGACCGAAAGCGAGCAGGCCTTCGACCAGGTGAGCCTGACGCCGAAGACCGGCGGAGCGTTCACCGACTTTTCGCGCCGCCTGATGCTGCAGTCCTCGATCGACGTGGAAAGCCTGGTGCGCGATGACCTCATCAATGTGATCGCGCTGGGTGTCGATCTGGCAGCTCTTCACGGCACCGGTGCATCAAACCAGCCGCTCGGACTTGCCTTGACAGCCGGCATCAACAGCGTGGCGGCTGGCGTCAACGGCGCGGTCCCAACCTGGGCCAACCTGGTCCAGATGGAAACCGAGGTTGCCGTCGACAACGCGGACATCGGCACGCTGGGTTATCTCAGCAATGCTAGGGTGCGCGGCCGCCTGAAGAGTGTGGAGAAGGCAGCAAACACCGGTCTCTTTGTCTGGGAGACGGGCCTCAACGGGTCCGGTACCGTCAACGGATACCGTGCAGAAGTCTCGAACCAGGTGAGGTCGAACCTCACGAAGGGCACCTCCAACGGCGTCTGCTCGGCCATCTTCTTTGGCAACTGGGCCGACCTGATCATCGGCCAGTGGAGCGGCATCGATCTGCTTGTGGATCCCTACACCGGATCGACGGCGGGCACTGTTCGTGTCGTGGGCATGCAGGACGTCGACATCGCCGTGCGCCAGCCCAACTCCTTCTGCGCGATGCTCGACGCGCTCACCACCTAACCGCGCCTGATGCGTGATTGCCGGCGGCGAATGATCTGCCGCCGGTTCTGCTTCATCAAACGGAGGACAGGAAATGTCAAAACCATACACCATCATTCGCGGCACGATCCTGGCTGGCGAACATGTTGAGCCAGGCCAGATCATCGAGGCCGATGAGAGCAACGAGAACGAGCTGAAGCAGCTGGTGCGCTTCGGGAAGGCTGTCGAGGGCAAGAAAAAAATCGGCACGGCCAACCCCAACAAGTCTGCCGAGATCGACGAGAAGCGATAGCCCACGCTCATGATTGAGTCTGCCACCGACCGGCTGATCTTCCTGTCCGCCGATGATTTCGGCGTGACCGCGACCTATCAGCCGGAGGTGGGGGCGGACATTGCGATCACCGGGATCTTCGACCGGCAGCATATGCCCATTGATGCGAATGAGGGGGGCGTCACGGGTTTTTCCGTGGCGTTCACCTGCCGGGCGGATGACCTGGCGCGGTTGCTGCTGGGCCGTGCGGTGCAGGGCGACCAGCTGGTGATCGCGGGTGAGCGTTGGATGGTGGTGGAGCCGCAGGCCGATGGCACCGGCATGGTGGTTCTCATCCTGAGGAAAGTCTCCGATGGCTGATCATCTGCGCGCCGCGATCCGTGCGGCCGTCGTAACGCTGCTGCGCACGGCGGCGCCTTACGGAACCCGCGTTTTCGCCACGCGCCGGATGCCACTGCAGGCTGAGCACCTGCCGGCGCTGCTGGTCTACACGCTGGCCGAGGACAGCGCGGTCGAGACCATGACGCCGCCGCGCTTTCTCTCGCGCGATCTTGACCTGGTCGTCGAATGCGTGGCGCAGGACAATGATGCACTCGATGACACACTTGACGGCATGGCCGTCACTGTCGAGACGGCGATCGGCACGGCCCTTGACGATCGATCAAGTCCGCTGCGCGCCCTGGCGCGCGCGGGATCGCTGTCGCGCACCGAGATCGGCATGCGGCCGCCGCAGGGCCAAGACGAGGCCGGTACCGGGCATGCGGTCCTGACCTTTCGAGTGAATTACCGTACGCGCGCCAACAACCCCACAAGCAACATCTAAAAAGGAGAAAGCCATGGCAACCCGTTGGGGCATTGAAGGTCTGGTGAGGGTGGGAACGGCCACCATTGCCGAGATCACTGAATTCGAGTTCACGCAGTCTGTCGCGATCATCGATGACAGCGCCATGGGTGATTCCTGGAAGACCCATATTCCGGGTTCCGGCATGAGGGAGTGGAGCGGCTCGCTGACCTGCCACTGGGATGAGACGGACACCAACGGGCAGGAAACCCTCGTCGTGGGCGCATCCGTGACCCTCAACCTGCACCCGGAGGGAAACCAGACCGGTGACAGGTTCTACAGCGGCCTCGCCACAATTACCGAGGTGGTCATCACCACGCCGATGGACGGGGGCACGATCAAGCGCACGTTCAATTTCGTGGGCAATGGGCCCCTGACGACGGGGGCGGTGCCGTGATGGATATTCGCCAGCAGATCAAAGACCGCGCCAAAGCACACTTTGCGGAGCGCGGCACCGGCAAGGTCGAGGTGCCGGAGTGGGAGGCGACGATCTACTACAAGACGCCGAACCTCGCGACGCTTAAGGCCGTGTTCGCCGAAGCCCAGGGCGACAACATCGAGGCGCAGGCGCGCGTGGTGGTGGCCTGTGCCATGGACGACGCCGGTGCGAAGATCTGGTCGAAGGCCGAGTACCGCGACCTGATGACCTCGGTGGATCCGTCCATCGTCGCGCGCATTGCCAATGCGATCCTTGCCGAGGCCAAGCTCGACACCAGCCCGAAGCAGATGGCGGAAGACGAAAAAAACTGACAGCCGATCCCCTGGCCTTGGCCCTCTACAGGCTGGCGGATCGGCTGCACAAGACGGTCGCAGAGATCGAACAGATGAGCATTGAGGAGCTCAGGGGCTGGTTTGCCTACCTGAGAATTCTCGGACGGGACAAGTGACATGGGCACCACACAGCGGCTTGCCATCGACATCACGGCCACAAACAAGACGGCGGCGGCCTTCAATTCTGTTCAGAAGCTTATGAGCCCGGTCGCAACCGCCCAGGCAAAACTCGCGAGCTTTTCAGCACCAATGCAGAAAGCTGCAGCAAACTCCAATCAATTCGCCACGGGGCTTCAGAACGTCTCGTTTCAGGTGCAGGATTTTGCTGTTCAGGTTGCGGCTGGAACGTCAGTGACGCAGGCATTTGCCCAGCAAGCTCCGCAACTGCTTTCCGGTTTCGGACTGTTGGGAACCGTTCTGGGTACTGTCGCGGCCGTTGCCATTCCATTGGCCGGATACTTTCTGAGCACCGCTGATGCGATGGGTTCACTGGGTGGTGTGATGCAGCAAGTCGCACCCTATGCCGCAGTTGCGACAGCGGCGCTGGCAGGTTTTTACGCGCCAGCTCTGCTTTCCGGTGTCGCGATGACCACTAGCGCGATTGGCGTTGGCTTGGTGGGCGCCGT